GCCTGGTCCGCCTCAAACGCATTCTTGGTCTTCGCAACAATTTCTCCATCAGGCAACTCTATGAACGTAATCATTGAGCCGTCCAACTTGTTTGAAACGTTGATAACTTCATAGTCCTTGATGTCGTGTGCTTGGGTTATCTCGGTCTCATTGACATTGAAGAACTTGTGGAGACCGAGGAATCTCTTGTATAGTGTTCCGTCAGAGTTGAATACAAAGGTCAGACCACGCATCTCAAAAGCGTTCTCGGACCTGAAATCATCGTAAGTAGCTAAACGATAGTTAAATACGGATACATCATAACCATTCACCTTGTGCTTTGTCTCGTAAAACACAGGGTTCCTCTGGCAGATAGCAACAGCCTCATCGTATGAAGGTATGAATCTCATTTTTTTAATCTCTATACACTAATATACAAAAAACGTGCCAAACTCGAAAGAGCCTGGCACGAACTATTAAAAAAAATAATTTTAACTAACAGTAACGTGAGTAGTATTTTTAGATTTTAAATCACCCAATTTAGCTGTCACATTTGCAACCCCAATAGCGTGGCCAGTAACATATCCGCCAACAACAGTTGCGACCTGGGGATTATCACTCTCCCAATCAGCCGTTTCGGTTACATCCTGTGAAAACCATTCATCGTTAATCCTTCTTTTATATGTCGCAACAATGGATTCTTTATCATCAACACGTAATGACATATCATCTGTATCAAGTTCAAGTTCATTTTGCAACCCATCGGCATCGGCGCCATCTTGGTCTATATTAATAACAACTTCCAATCCGTTTTCGGTCCCAGTCATAACTGTGAAGTATCCTTGTCTTTGTGAGTAACTAAAATTCGGTTCAATTTCTACATCACAGGTGGCGTCGCCAGTTCCGTTTCTATCCGAAATGTTAATCCAACTATATTGCTGGGGTATATCTATAGACCAAGAAGTATTACTTGCTATTGTCAAGGTTGCTGTTTCTCCGGTAGCATGGAAATGCCTATCATTCGGTGAAATTGACACTTCAAGAGATTCATCGCATTGCTCGTCCCATCCTTCAATATCCCAACCGTCATTCTTTTCTTGCGAGGCAGATACGTTCATCTGATAATCACCTTTCAACCTTAACGTATATGTTCCGATTGGTAAATCCGCACAAGGTTTTTCAATGAGGAAAAAATAATAGTCGCTGTCATTGTCCGGAACATTCCTTCTTATTTTATTAAAGTAGCCCGACACATCAATCCCGTTGGGGTCAAGTATTTCCATTCCCCTGTTATAGCCGTTGCTCGTCCCCGCTTTCGGAATCCTCGGGAGAACGTACTGGCTACCACCATCGCCATAAAAACCATTTCTCCGTTGCCCTATAACAAGTCTTTGGTTCTGCTTTTTCTTTATCTTGCGAACTTCTTCTTCTATTGCGAACGGGCTCATTATTACTGTGTCAACATATTCTCCGGCATTCAGCCATTCACTATTATCTTTGTTTGGGTAACTTTGACGGCCAATCGCGCCAAATCCATTCGCGGAATCAAGTGCTGCAATCGGGTCAACGCCTTCCTTCATTGTTCCATAGCCAATTCTGAATTCAAACTGAGAAAACATTCCCTTTGCAGCTGAAATTTGTGCAGCATTTGGGTTTCCTCCATATAACTCTTTTGCCAAAATTTCACCAACTTCATCCAAATTTTGAGGCCCGGCATAGAACCATTCCCCTTCTTCTGAATAAACGCTATAGGCGGTCTTTCCACAAACTATGAAATTATACTTTTCGTTTGCTGTACTGTTGTTACAGACAAAGCCAAACTGAACTCTACGTCGTGGTAAGTAGCCAATCTCAGTTTCCATTACATCATCGCTTACCCCGGTTGTTGCAGTAAAACAACGAATCTTTGTATTGGTATTATTAATTTCACCAGTCCCATCAGTTCCGCCGCCATAAGAAAGCGTAGCATAAAAATCGTTAGACAAACTATTTAACTGCTCAGCATATTCCTCTTTAAAAGCAGTCGAATCTGTGTCAAACCAAGCCACGTGCTCCCAAGTTCCGTCATTCTTTTGCCTAAACCTTGTATAAACAGTGATTTTAACATCAGTCTTTTCATAGGCAGCTGCGGATATTTGTTTTTCACCAACCACATCTGTTGATTCATATTCATATATTGCCCTAATTTTTGCCGTCTTAGGAAGCGCTTCTGCGTTTTTACCGGTTACGAGACCCTTTGTTCCGTGCGCAGTGCTAACAGTTGCCGCTGCCGAATTGGTTGAAGACCAGGTACAATCATTTGTAACATTTTGACTCGGCTCCCAATGGTCAGAGCCGTCATAGTTTCTAACAAGCTGGAAAGTAGCCGTTGCCTGTACCGTTTCATTATATTCAATGGAATCCTTTGGCATAGTTACTGTAAGTGTAGTCACCTTTTGTGATACTTCCTGAACGATTGTAAGGGTTTTTGTTTGGTTGTTTCCATAAGTCCCAGTAATTGTAGCTGTCCTTGTGTTGTGGGCTGTTGTGTCGTCCCATGGGTCAACCTTTATCTTGAATGTGCCATTACCATTACCAGTATTGCCACCCACAAAGCGTACCCAATTTGGTTCACTAGATGTTAAAGTCCAACCGGTATTGCTTGCTACTGAAATGGTTTGGGCCTCGGTACCGAGTTCACAAAATACAATCCTTGTAACCCCGAAATCAAACACCGGTCCTGTGGCAACAGAAACGTTAACCGTTACGGTTTTTCCATTACTCGTTGCCGTTATGCTTCCATTTCCTTCGGCGTGGGCGGTTACAAGACCAGCATTAACTGTCACAATATTTGAATTGTTTGAAGACCATATAACTGAACTTGTTACATTTTGCCTTTCCCCTTGCTGTACTCCATCAATATAAGTGGTTAACCAGGCGGTGAGCTGCTGAGTTGAACCAACAGAAAGTGAAAGTGTCGTCGGTTCGATTTCAAGTTTATAAGTTGTGGTTGACTGGGCCGGATGAACTGTAAACCGCTCAGTGCCTGGTTTAACTACATATTTTTTATTATCCAACGTAACAGCCGTATAGACACGTGTTATTTCATCCAAAATTATAGCTTCCCCGAGCGGAGTCTCCCAATCTGTTACAATAGTTTTTTCGGACGTTGTAATATTAAAGGTTTTTTTCGAGCCTTTATATGTGTATTCTGCCGGTACTGAGATTCCAGGTTGGTCATGCTTAATACCAACAATCTTCCATTTTCCGTTACTTGCTTGTCTTAAATCACTCATATTTTGTATACTTTTTTCATTATCTTATTAATTGGTGCTATCTTGTATAAGTTCCCCAGAAACATTTACAGTAACTTCTTGTGCCCCTGTATCTTCTTGCACGAATTGTCCTGATACATTAACGTCAATTTCTGTGATGCCTGTATCTTCCTGAACAAATTGGCCAGACACGTTTACGTCAACCACCTCTCTTTCAGGCGTTGGTGTTGGGTCTGGCTTATCGTGAGCATCCCCGCTGTCATTATCAAACTCCCATGACAAAATGCTTGTTGAAGGTATCATCTGTGTAAGATACGGAATAACACTATTCTCTATGTATCTTCTGAATGCAACCTTCTCTTCTTCGTGTGCGTCAGGAAGAGTGAAATGTATATCAATATTCTTTATGTTGACAATTGAGTTGGCAGCGGCTTCGCCGTTCTTTCCAACCCTATTCTCGGGGTCAAATGCCTTCAATTCAGTCGTTCTGCCATATACGTCAGTAGAACCGCTTCCTACGTTTGGAAGGTTATTGGCGGAAGCCCCAGAAGAAATTAAAAGTTCAGCGATGTCATAAAATAAGGTATCATCACATCCGCTTTCAAGCGGCTTTGAATCATTACAATTTCTTACGTTACAAATCCTGTTTGATACATCAACCTCTTTGAAAAATATTGTCTTTTGGGCCTTTCCACACTCATCTGGTTTTGTATATGCTGCCTCTTTCCCATATTTATCATTGTAATCATCTGAAAAGAACCAGCATTTCCTGTTATCTTCCTGTCTGTCAACATCAAAATTGTACAACGTGATAGCACTACATGTTTCGTCGTCAATTCCAATAAAATTCCTGTTAATAAGAGAGTAGTTGAATATCTCGCTCATTCCGCTTATGTAGGCCATGCCGTCATCATATGTTCCGTTTCCGATGTGCGGGTTGTTTCCTGTCGTATTGTCCTGGATTGATTCAAGATAGAGAACAAGAGTACCGGCTGCGTCTGGCTCGGTTATTTCTCCCATATCAATGCTTCTCCAGCCATATTTTCTATTGTCCCAACTGTACCCTAAGAATTGGTTCATATCCTCATTTTCAAGGATAAAATAATGGGACGCATCCGTCATTTCTTTTGTTTGCCCGGAGGAATAGTCTTCCGTAATCCTTGAAATATCAGTGACGTAAAAGACATCGTTCTTGTGTGCTTCCGCAAACGCTTGCTGCAGCAATTCATCAAAATCCTTAGCAAATTTAAGTCTTGCCTGGGTTTCCATATATAGAGGTACCGTGTCTTTCCACTCTGATATCTTTGTAATCGCGGAGGCTATTTCAAGGTTTATATCCATCGTATGCCTCTTTCCCCATCCGCCGTGCATCTGGAAATAAAGACCATCATCGTAATTCTTGCCGTAGGAAAACCAAGGCACAACATACGAGTAGTCCTCACCTTCTGGATTTATATAACCAACCTCAGCAACAGGAATTCCACAATAGTCACCATATGGGTCAAGGGAATTGAAATTGACTTTATACTTGTTTATCGTGGATACGTCCTTTGCAAGTGGATATGCAAAATTTTTCCCTTCCGTAGCATTGCAGAAATGTGGGAAGTGGTCTGTTGTTGCTGAAAATACGCACACATACTCGTGAACGCTATACTCATCCGGAGTGAAGCCAAACAACGCCAGCATCGTATCAAGGCCCCTTCTTGTACCTTTCAAAGAGAAAATATAGTCCGAATTAAGTTTAAGCCTACGAAGATACTCGTTATTTGCATCGCTGGCAGTATAACCTGATGTCATTCCGGAATAAAGTGCCTCGGTGTGAATGTCATTGTCCGTAGTTATTTTCAATGTCTTTGTTTCCCACCCGGAGTTTTCGAGAACATCGGTAAGCGTGTAGTCCGGAGTATTTGACTTTTGATTGTAAGTGATTGTATTGATGGATTTTATACCGTCAGCATACCTCTTAAGGTCGTCAAACTGTCTGCCATATATCTTCGTAATCGGTTCAATCCTGGATGTGTCAATTTTGCTCATGTCCTCAACCTCACCATCGCTGTTTGATACATAAGTCCAGTCAAGTGTCTTTATTGCCTCGTGAGTAAGCGACCTCCACATATTATCAGTAAAGACCTCGTCGTAGAATTCAGCCAAATCTTTCAAAGCCTCGACATAGGTAAAATATGGTCCACTCAGGTCTGGGTTAAACCCGCCATACAAACTCGGCCACACATACGGCTTCATTTCGTATTTGATACCGGTTTCTGTTTCTTGCGGGGTTTCAAAATTAGCAGTATAAATCGGTTTTATATCCCTGTTAAGTAAAACGGCAGTGAAATCATCACAATCGCGGAAATAATCCTCAACTATTTTCTTTTTTGGCCTAATGTGACCTTTGGATTCCACTCCACTATAGGTGTAAAATAGTGAATCGTCGTCATAATTTTTAAAAACCCTGATGGCTATCTTTATATTTCCTTCAAACGATAATTCAACGCAATTCAACTGGTCAATCCATACTGATTTTCCATCTACACTGCAAGGCCCAACAGCGGTACCACTGATGGAAAAACCTTCAAACTCGTGTACTTCTCCGGTTTTGTCAATATATGTGTAACTCGAGCCACACAACGTAAAATACCTTAAAGGATTATATACACTTTCCGGCTGGATATTGATACTGGTTATGTCAATATCATATTCGTTGTAAAGGATGTTCTCGGTAAATGCTGATGGCTGCTCACTATCAAAACCATAACCAGCACCAGTTTCACCATCATAAATTTTCATCTCCTCATCGGATAGATACATCTCAGCTGGGAAATCAGTAATGACACCATTAATGGTTCCTTGTACAAGCTTTATCGCTGAACCATAACAAGCAAAATCCCTGATGCTCGTATAGTTCGGCTTGAGTCTTATCCTGGTTTCCTCGGTGATTCCACTGTCAATTATCGTATCCATTGTCCAGGCACTGTTTTCTCCCATCGGGTTAGGGAGAAACTTGCCTCTGACATGCTTCTTCTGTCCGTTGATTCCGAGCCTTGAGGTGAATACAAAGTTTGAGTCACCAATTACGTATTCGCCTTTAAGGGCATTCGGCATCGGATTTATGGTCGTGTAGTCGTTCTCATAAATCGTTGCACCGGAACCCTTCTTGTGCTTCCTGCGTAATGTGAAGTCGGCTTTTGTTGTTATATATCTTGACATATTGCTTACTCAACTATATTATCGTAATCTTCGCTGCTATCAATGTTCTCTCTTTTTCTTTTAACCGAATAAAGTGGCTCACCAAGTGAATTCTTTTGCTCGTAGAAGTCATACTGCTGGTAGATTTCCTTGTTCTCGTTGTAATGGGTCATGATTGCGTTGTCGTGGTCCATAATGGTATCACCTTCAAGCATCGTAGTGATTGTCTCGGCATCATGCTCAACCATTTCAATCTCAATCATTACCGGACTGAACTTAGTGTTAATGATTGCAACAAGGTCTTTCTCCTCAACACCAGTACCAATATTAGGAGCAACATTCGGGCTGTAATCGCCATAAGAACAAGGTGTTAGTGTGCAAAAAAGAAGGTTTGCGGAACTATCTGTATATTGATATCTCTTTGGCATATTGACGGAATCGGAAACACTGACCCAGATTGGTTTACAGAAATTGCAAGACGTTATGATGAACGCCCTGTCTGTTCTTTCCTTTGTTGTGGGGTCAAAATATTCAATTCGGTATCCTGTGAGGTCGGTAACCCCATCAACAGCGTTCTTATTTACAACCACACCACGAATTTCTGGATAGTCAGCAAGTACACTCACATCAACAAGGTGTGTAATACATTCCTTTGGACGAATATAAACCGTATATATTCCCGTATCGTTAAATGTATCCAACGGAAGACGTAGATTAAACATACCAGGAAGAATATCCTCTATCTGGCTATTTATTCCATCACCGTGCGACTGAACCAAATTAGATGCGTCAAGGGTTTTAAACTTTGTAAAATCCTCGGCTGTCGTGCTTCTGTTCGGTCTATAAAAATAAAATAATTCAGCGTCTTTCTGCGGGTCTATCTTTGCTGACCTGACTGTTCCGTAAAGTCCACTCATTGTTCTTATATGTTAAAAAAGTTATTTCCATAATTCACAAGGTCCTGTATTGTATTGCATTCGCTCAATTTATAATGTTTTTCAAAAGCAGACGCGCCACCCCTATCTATAGTTACATTCACATCAACCTTAGGGGGTAAAGAGAAATTCGTAAGGTAGTCCTCCTTCGTTAAATACGCATCGTATGCAAACTCTTTTCTCCAAACATCCCCAGTAGCCGCACTTACGATGTTGGCGGTGTTTCCGATTCTGTAAAGATTGTATCTAGGGCTGTAAAACTCTTTGGCAGCTCCGTCAAAGTCTATGTAGTCGGAATAAATCGGTACATTATCCACTCCGTCAAGGGCTACATAATCAACGTGCCCGCTTTGAATCGTGTATTTTTCATAATATACATCACCTGAACCGATATATTCAACGAATTTGCCGTACGAATCACCACTATAGTATCCTCCTATGACATAAGTCGCCTCAAAAATTGAATTTGCTGACTGTACATCAATAATGAAGTCGCCACGGTATATATACGGGTCTTCCGGCGTGTCTCCACTTGTAACATAGTAAACATTCGCCGTATTTCCGCTATTATACGGTATCGTCATCGGAGAAGTGGATGAATTGTCATATTTTACTTTAAAATAAAATTCCGTGGGTTCCGCATCTCTGTTTTCTTCTTCATAAACTTCGGCAATCCTCTTGGCGGCGGATTTAGTCGTGACCGAGCGATAAAAGTTCGAACCGGCTATATCTTCGCTTGTCATACCATCTCCATTAACCAAATCTTCAGATGAACCCGAATATTCAAGAATCTCCCATTCATCTCCGCTCTTTTTACAGACAAAGAACAAATTGTCCGACAAAGGTTTAAAAATGCCAGGCAACAACACATCCTGGTCATCGGTATATATTTTCTTAGTTCTTAATGTCCTCAAAAGCGATTCAACTTCAATGGGGTATCTCGTAAATCCACTGTCATCGGTATAAGTACTCGCTGAGGTTTCAAATTCCTCGGTCGTCGGATGATGCTCTATTTTGTTCCCCATTATAATCTCGTCAATGGTTAAACCTAGCCCAGAGTGTACAAGTAATGCAATGTCATGCTCCGTTAAGCCAGATTCTTCATATTCAGTGTTTGCACTTAAATAACCGTGTGGTCTAGTGTTATCACTTCTAACGGCCCCGGAAATTGTTTCATCATAATCAACACCATCAATATTTGTTAAAACACCGACATCGGTATAGTTTTGTCTGATAAGTAATGGGATTTCAATGTACGGTACTGAATATTCCAGCCTTTCAAGGGCCTCCCTCTTATCTTCACAAACTCCGCTATATCCGCTCAGAAATTCAAGCATATCTTCACCGCCCATGTCTTCCCACAACCTCATATTACAGCAATCGGCGGATATACTTTGATAGTTTTCAAGCCATTCTTTATAACCTTTGACATCAGCGCACGGCATTGACTTCGGAACCTTTATGTGCTTGTTGTAAATCCACGACGGAATGTTTATCCTGCCAATCATGTCATCAACAATTTCACAATAATCAGCCCATTTAAGATGTTCGTCCGTACCGATTGTTTTTTCTGTGATTGAAGCCGGAATATCTACGCCGGAAAAATAATTCATCATTCCGGAAAACTTGTCGTAATCATCAATCAGGACAACGTATGTATGCTCATCATCAACCGGTTCTATCGCCCTGTATATGTTCCTGGTTTCTTCTCTAAGGCTTTCTATTTGGTTTGAAATAAAGTTTTTGGCATCATAAGAAGCATACGCATAAAGATAATCCGGTTCATCTCCTCCAATAAAACCGGTACCACCAGATGGACAGTCGCCGAAGGTAAATCCTCCAATGTCTTCCGTGAAAATTATTTCCCCCTCTTTTGTTTCAACTTTGCGAAGTCTGATTCCATCACGAACCATGTTGAGAAGAGAATAATAATTATAAAGCATAGTATTATATGTCTTATTTGCATCTGCAAGGAAATCCGGATTAGCCACAAATCCCCCCCAGTTGCCATTTGGACCGTCCGCAGGCATGCGCTCACTATTGCCAGTACCAAATTCATAGTACGGCATAAGGCCCTGGGTTCTCGTCCTGGCCCCTTCAAGACATATTTTCCTCTTAATGTAGTCCATGTGTTAACCGTTATTCTCTGTATCCCTTAGTATCTTATCAGCTTCTATCATTGGTTCAAAAAGGTTCAGTACCAGCCTTTCGTTTTCCCACACAATTCCATTTTTTCTTCCACCATGCTCAGCGTCGTCGGCAGAAATCGTATCAGGAAACATATAAACATAACCCTTTTCTGTCAAAGCAATCCTTACCTTAATATAAAGATTTTCAAGGTAATTTTCAATCGTTAGCTTCTTCGGGCTGTTACCTTCCTTTGGCCAATAAATTAGAGGTACCGTCCTTCCTATTCCGGCGTGGTTAAACTCTATTTTCATATAAATATCTTGGGGGTCATTTTCAACAGGTGCGTCTTCTCTAAAAAGATATAGATTAAAACCTTCCCCAGACCTCGTCATATCGTATTCATCATTAACAATCAACTGGCTCGTAACAGCACTACACGCATCCGTATCTGCGGTTGGTGACCATACAACTGGTGTTATAAGGTGGTCATACTCTTCGTCTTCTTCTTCAAGCCACGCCTTCCTTTTAACATATTTACCAAATAAATCGCCGCTGTCAAGAAATATGGTAGAATAATATAATAGGTTTTGAGTAAGTGGATTTGGCGAATCGTAAAACGATAGCCTTATAAAGGTTTGCTTGACCCTATTTTTTTGGTTGTATATATCATCATCAGTAAAACCAAGGTACCCTATTAAGTTAGATGAATTGACAAAATCCTCATCAGAATAAAGACCTTCCCTTGTTTTTGGCGTATCATCTATTCCGTTCCCGTTCCATGTTTCAATAGCGTCATTCAAGTGCCATACGTCTTCAAAATCATATGGCGTTTCGCCGGAAATTCTTGTCCTGAAATGAAGGTTAAATGTGAGTCCGGTTGCAAGGTATGTTGTTACTATTGTGTCTCCAGTGTCTTCAACAGTCTCTTCGTTCGGCTTTTCCTCAATGAAAGCCGGGGCATATTTAATCTTTTCAAGGTCAATGAAATCAGGAATGATACTGTTCTTTATCTTGTTAACAAACAGTTCGTTAACCTGGTACTCCTGAAACATCCTCTTTGCGTCATAATCCTGTTCAAGCACCACCCCAAGACCCATAAAATCTGTATATCTGAGTATTGTTACGTTTTCTCCTGGGCAGCCGAAAAGATTTATTCGCTTTTCGTTAGTGCCAGGAACCGTTGAGTTGCTTGTACGGAAATATGGATTGGTTGCAAAAAGAACTTGGTCTCCTGGCTCTGGTCTGAAACTTTTTCCATCAACAACTTTCTTGTCTCTGGCCAATATGCTGTTTCTCTCCATTGTCTCATAGTTGAATCTTGTAACTGTATCGTCACAACAAAAACCATCTGATGGAATGATATCTTCGCCTTTCTTTAATTGCATCGGGAAACAAAACGCCAGGTCGCTAAATTCAATGACGTTTTCCCCTCTTCTTATATAGACCTTATAATCATCAGTAAGGTCGCACGGAAGCATATTGTGGTCGCGGTCAAAGAAAAGCTTATATTTATATCCCTGCGGAGATTCAATGTCCCTAAAACTTGTCAGTATGAGTGGGGTTATGTAAACATAATCAAAGTAAACATACATATAGTCCCCTTCTAGAGCTATATTTTTTATGGTGACTGATTCCTCGCATACTTTAAGCATTTGCCCGGTGTTTCCGCTTGCTGTCTTTTCAAAAACAAGCTTTCCTCCAACATTAAGCTGCTGGCCGACCTCTTTTTTAACGACAACATAAAGGTCGTTCCCACTCGTTCCTCCACTTATGAAAGATAACGGAGCCGTGGAAATAACCTCATTCGTCTTTTTTGCTATTTTGAATGTTTTCATATTAACAAGCGTCTACCATTGAATCAATTATGGTTTGTATGTAATCAAAATCAAGTTTAGCGTCACCTTCAACTTGGAATCTTCTTAGCGGGTTGTTGGCTGCTGGTCTGAATAATTTATAATCATTATGTGGGTCCTGCCGCCTAACAAATACATTAATATTTTTATGTATGTATAGCCTTCCGTTGGTGAATGGCATATTATAAATTGGCGAATCGCTGCTAAGGTCAGACATTTTTTTCGGACCTCGCCATACAAGTTTCTGAGATGTTGGGATAAATTCGGCATATTCAGGTGCGTTTCCCTCCATGAGCGATATTATGTATCTACTCTTGCCGCTAGTATTAACTCCACGAAGTTCATCCTGGTAAATTACAGCTGTTGTCGCAATCGTTATACTTTTTCCACTGATGCTTTCAAGCCAACCGCGATAAGTAACATCTTCAAGTACATCATATATACAAAAAGGCTGTCCAAATATTATCTCATATGATACCGGAGACTGCAACGTAACGAAAGTCATATCTTTAATTTCTTCTTCCTTCGTTTCCGGGTTATAAAATGTAACTTCTGAGGTGACTGACGAAGATGATTCTGGCTTGAAATTAATACGTTTAACATAAATAAACTGCGGTTCGTCGTCAAGCTCTTTCAATGTTACTTCATAGAATGGAGAGTAAAAGTAACCTTCTGGGGAAATATTTCCCGGAAACAATTTTTTCTCTCCATTAATTTCTATCATATTTAAGTTAGTTGGAACCACTTCGAACTTTTCGTCATGGTTTCTAGCACCAAAAAGAACAGGCACCCTATCACTTTCATTTGCCGGTTTTGCACTCGGATTTACATATGTATTTCTATTTGCCATTACTATCTATTTTTATATTGACGGGTCATTTAATTCTTCTACATCATATATATCACCAACTAATTCATCATAGTTAATGTCAAAATATTTAGAATTTAAAAGACATTCTCTTTGTGCCGTGTTGAATCTATGGTATACTTTTTCGATTACTGTTTCAACATAGCTAACTTTATCGAATTGAACTATATCGCCATAGAACTCATCCGCGTCTATTGTAATTCCAGATTCAAGCGGAGATGGCGTTCCGCTATAAGGACCTTTTGGTGCCTCATAAAGTATTTCTTCCAGGCCTTCTGAATATTTCTCTCTTTCGGACTCAGGAAGCTCGTCTTTGAATACATTATATAGTTTTCTGACGTTATATTCAGTTGAGGATAAATCCCACGGTAAATCAAGTCCGGAAGTAACATCACCAAAACAATGTGAATATTCAATCGAATCCCCAGAGAAAATACCTTCTTCATACCACTCTTTATGACCGCGATTAGTCTTTATAACGGTAAAATAAACTGTCGTTAATGGTCTCCCAAGATTATCCTTTAACCCGCTTACGCAAATATCGTCATTAAAGATTACCTGTGCGGTTCTGTCACCGTATATATTGGTTGCAAACGCGATTTTATTCTGCGTGTACGATAGTGGTTTGCTTACATTCTCTGTTTTACTGCCGTTAATAACACTGTAAGCATTTTTTATGTGTTTAAATTTCCTGAAATAGTATCTTACATCATAACCATTTTCTATCTTTTTAAAGAAAAACCTAATTCCTTCTCCGGATATAATATCACCAGTTGTTTCGTCTCTTGTTTCTGTTCCGCGTATGCACAGAGTTTTATCATCGTTTTCCCCTTCCATTACATCACAAAAGGTATTTACGCTACTTAATTTAATGGTAAAATACCTATCTTCCTCCGTACCATCTGTTTTCCCAACACTCGCAACCATTACCGGAACTGAAAATCTGGTAAGAACAGTCCCTCCAGTATCTGTTCCTTCATAAAAAATTCTTATGTTGTCCCCAGGAGATAAATTATGCCTTAGTAAAGAAAACATCTCTATCATTTCATCACCAACATTATTATAAACAACCCTTGTTCCTATGATTTTTATGGCATTTACACTATTCTCATTTAATTCATTAAACTTTTCTTTGTCATTTTTGTATGGGTAGACAATACTGCAATCCCAATTTCTCTCTATGCGTTTTTTATAGCGATTAACTTTTGGTATAAAATTGAACAGCGTCCTGTCTGGATATAAATTTATAAACTCACACCTTGTCTCATTGTTAAGAATGCGATTTATATTAATGTCCTTCCCTTTAAGTTCAGCATTTGGAATGTTTATATAGCCCGAATTATAAAAACCATACCAACCATCAACAAGACGTAGATTATCGTAGAAAGCAGTATTCATTGTTTTTATTGTATCAAGTGAATACATCCTTATCTTTGTTTTGGCAAGAGATGTTAGCGGGCCCTCATTCTCACCGACTATCCTCTCAACAGGCTTTCCGTCGTAACCTATAGCATAATCAAAAATCGTATTAAAAACATCTTCATTCTCTTTCTTTTTACCCATTGTTACGTGCTCAAAATCATTTGTTCGTAAAAGATGATTGTTAAAAATATCATAACCGCAATGGTATACAAAGTCTCCTATTTTTTCGTGAGTATATTCGGTATCCCTTACTGCTGCAATCCGGTCAACAATCCTTTGGCCTTCCGTATTTGCGCTTTGATTTATGGTTCCGAGCGGGAATATCGGGTCATCCCTTGTTATTGAAGATTGAACAAGGGACATTGCAGATAGACTTCCTTCTGCGTAAACAGGTTCAGTAATAGCGTTATACAGAATATTTGAACACACCGAATTAACTGTGAAAACCATCCGATAGCAATCACAGGCATCCCGTTCCTCAATATAAAGGTCATTTAAACCCAGCATATTAGACGCTGTTGAATGCGGCAATAAGTGCGACTTTGCTGAGAGGTCAACATTTAATGACTTCTCAGCATTGTCAATACTTCTATTCAAACTTTTCTCTTGTAAAAATTCCCTTTGCATATGAATCTTTATTTTTTAAAACTATTCAGAACCTAGTTACCTAGTTGCCTTATTGTAATCGGTATAGTGTATTTAACCATTGTTTCTGTTGCTGGGTCGTACTTAACTTCATCAACGGATTCAAATGTGACTGTAACGTTTCTCTGAGATGAAGCTGTGTTCTCATCCAAACTAAACATAACAGTTCCTGTATTCTTACTGAATGGTTGCGTACCCTGAACTCTTATCCAGTTAACTCCGGAAGGAACTTTTACATTAAAGTCTACATTTGTCGTTACCTGTACACTATACATGCCGGTTGTTGACGGATAGTTTTCTTGCACACCATTAACAGCGATATACGGTTCGATGCCTCCGGGATTAAGAGGATATACAACATCAAAACTTTTTATAGCCATTAAACGGTATATTGTCATTTTGTTTTTACTTCCTTCTTGTGGTTTTGTGTATACCTGAATAATCGCATTATACGTATCATATGGGTTAGTTATTATGGTTCCCTCCTCTTCTGTCTCTCCCTTATACTTTAAATTAATTTCTATAGCATTACCAGTTGTACCAGTTGTCATCGCATTATCCAAAAGGCTAACTAACACAGGTAAAGTGGCGGCAGATTGTGTAAAATGATAGCCATGGAAAAGAGTAATTCCCATATCATACAATTTGCTTTCTAATGCTTGGCAAGAAGCGAGTTTTGTTGTTCCGTTTTCATCTGTTATCGGGAACAAAAACATTATCCCCTCCTGCACCCTCACCGTGACATAACTTCCCTTCTTATCAAATTTTGCATTTTCGTTATAATAACCGCAACAAAATGTCCCCCCATCGGTTTTGGCAACTATAGGAGTCGAATACGTAAACAAGTTGGCCTTCGTAAGATATACTTTCATGCCTTCAATCTTTGATTCTTCCGTATAAAACATGCAGCTACCATTTAAACCGGCTTGCTCATCTAATATTTTTGTTTTAATATCATCGTAAAAACATTCTGATATTAAGCATGAATCCGTTAAAACTGTCTGGTCAAAACCACCTTCGTAACGTCCAGTAAAAACATTTGGTTTTGTTGCAAACTCAGAGCTTGGCGGCACATTTTCTTTAACTGAATACGTAATTTCGTCAAAGCCTTCTGTATCATCATTTATTTCTCCCTCCCTTCGGTCAATTGTGAACTGGTGTGATTTTTTCGGCTTGTAATCTTCCGCTGTATTTGCTGACAAATTCCGCCAAAACCTACCATCTTCTTTAAAAATAAAATATGTATCATAAGATGTTACTTCATGTTGTCCTTCCGGTATTATACCTGGATAAAAACGACCATTATAAGTTAAACCATTATATATACTTCCTGCTATTTTATAAGCTTCTGGCAGTTTTTCTTTTCTTGCGGTATAAACATTATCCTCAGCTTCTACGAACACCTCAGCACCAATACCGGCCCATGTAACGGCTGTTATCTCACCATAAAATGGTTTATAAAATGAAGGAACACGCATGGTTGGATAAACAGTTGCCATCGCTAGTAATTGAGACAGTTTCTCTTGGTCATCCCCCAGGGTTTGATATATATTAAAATCACTATATCCAACCATCCTATTTCCATCCTCAATTACCGGAAATAGGATTGACCCATCTTCAAAAACGACAATACATCCATGTCCGGACGATATCCCTTGTGCCGTCCCAGTATATTGCAACGTTACCTTTCCGGCGCCAGTTTCATCTTCTGGCGTAAAAGTATAATCAGTTATTGTAATATTTGTAGCATCGGCCGCTGCCCTTCCGTCGTCAGAATAAGACATGGCATCAAACATATTCCTATAAACAACGGACCTCGGGTCCTCTTGCCCGTTATTCCAATACATTGTCGGAATAAAAGAATATTTGTCATCAAGAGAATAACCGGCATATTCGTCGTAATCATTTTGATAGAATGATTTATTTGCAAGAAATCCTGTTGCCCCGGACGGTGGAGTCGTATCTGATAAAGAATCTATATTTTCTGGCTGTCCAAATACAGCTACATTGTTTTTTCCACTAGCATATATGTAATGGTCATAGCCAGCGGTGTCATCAGAAGTCTGCCTATAAAATGTATGCCGCATAAGCCAGCTTTCGGAATTAGAGTCACCAAACAAACCTGTGCTACCTGAGCTATTTTTCCACTGCTCGTCAGTTACTCCGCTTAATACCTTGCTTGGCATGTACTTCGGGTTATCTGGCCCTTCTGGTAATGTGTCATCAAAATCTGGGTTCAAGTCAGGCTTGTAACTAAGATAATTACACGCAACATATATATTTACATCTTCATTATCCTCTAATGAAGATGTATAAACAGACACCACCGAGCCTGAATAACGCAAGTACATGTTATATGTTCCCTTTTCAGGTAAGAAATACATATGCCAAAATTCGTCATCTTTATCTGTATAGTTGCTATAACCAATTGAGTCCGAAGGTACTATTGTTTCTTCCTTGGTATCTTCATTTATTTTACGAAACTCAAATGATATCGCACCATTTGAGCCTGATATGCTAAAGGCTTCTTTTAATATTTCTATAGAATCATTTACCTTAAAATACCCACCCTTTTTTGCTGAATTGGTTGCTATTCCGGTTGACTTTTGTCTGAAGTGTATTGTTTCAGTTGGTATCTTTATGACTGCGGCACCAAAAATAAAGGTTTTGCTTATCGTTTGTTCTATCGAATCAACAACAGTTACTGTATATGTATGCCCAATCCGCATTGTTCTATAAGAAAACCTGTCCCCTAAATCCAATACGTCGCTTTCAGAAGTAAACGTTGGAACAATTTCACCTGTTGTATCATCGGAAATAGAAATAGAAAATGGTCCTAACATATTGTCAATAACCAGTGTTGCCTCTGTTTCACTCAAATCTTTACTTATTTTTTCTTTAATATTCAAAACAGGTGCTTTCATAACATTATTTGTCTCACACTCGCTGAAAAATTGTTTCTTAAATTCGTCAAGTGCGGTTGAACCATCTTTCAATCCAAAATAGAAATAAAATGAGTTCTCGTATTGAGGAAGAAGAAGCCCATAAACATTTTTTTCAAGAAAATGCTTCTTCTGTTCCTTATCCGAAAAGTTATCCAGCCCAAAGCGGAACATAAAGTAATCATTTACTGAATCCTCAACAGTTCTTCTTTCAGTAAACTTAGCCTCATACTTATCATAATCATCTGGCTCACTCCATAAACCCTTAAAAGCTTTCTTAAACCAGGATGTTGAGTCAGCTACCACGACATCTGTTCCATCATTAATTTTTTTATTATATGGAGAATTTCTCTTATGCACGTAATCAGTTAATGCCCCATCAAAACCATCAGGTCTTAAGAATCTAAAAGTATATGTCTTGTATCCCGTATCTTCGTTTACCCTATTTGCAATTAAACTATTATGATTCATTGTTGCAAACATTGACCTGAAAGATGCCGTTTCAATATCAACATTACTTATCAAACCGGTCGGTACATAATAACGATAGTAAGGCTTTCCGTCAGCATCATATCCACGCAACTCTTCTCGGCGCTGAGACATTGTGGCACCAAGTTCACAAATCCTTTTAAGATTGACGCAGGATTTTATGTTTGTTTCACTGTTAACGCATGATAGGCCAAGAAAATGACCTCCGGGGTAGTACAAATATTTTAAACGGTTTTTTATGCCAGAGCCAAAAAGCCTTTCGAGCAAATCACTCGGTTTTTCAAGTTTTCCCGAAGGAACATCGTCTTGACCGGGACCGGAATAATTCCAAGTAATGCCAGCGGCTTCTGTAACCGGAATTGGGTCATCATTTTCGCCATATTCAACCTGGTCGCCATCGGTATTCGAATAGGCGCTTGACGTTGATTTATAGTCAGGCGTTATTCGGTTGAGTGTTGTTCTGGTCTTTTGGTTCTCGCTTGTAGATTTTGTTGATGAACATACCGTGCCATCTCCGTTTGCGTAAATGTACGAATCATCATCCATCGTGGTCAGAGCAAGATTTGTTGGCATTATATATGTTGAATTATTAAGGAATTTAAATGCCTGTGGTATTCCGTTTTCATCACAATCATTAAGAGTTCCTAAAAGCACTATGTCAGTTGCAAATAATAAAACTCTCGTTTTTCCACCGTTTTTTGTATCCTTCCATTCGCACGGCTTAAGGTAATAAACGTATTGTCCGAGCATTGTTGTTTCCTCAGTTACAAGCCCAGATTTTTTACCAAATATTCCAAATTGCGTCATTCCTTGTTTTTTATGACACTTTGTTGGAATGATAGCTGCAATTTTATTCTTTCTCTTAAGTTTCGGGTTTGAATAACATGCCGGTAAACTTCCGATAATGTTGTATGGCAAATTCGTTGCCTTTTGCTTATAAGCCAAAGAACATTGCTGCGTATAATACCTTGTTTTTTTTACGGTTGAGTTTTCCGAATTCATACAACCTTGAACTTTATCTCTGTAATAAGTTGTAATGAAATTAGTACCTTTTTTAAGCGAAAATTTATACTTTTTCTTTCTCTTTATTTTCCTCATCCATCTTGGAAAATATATAACACCGTTAACCCAATCGTTGTAAAAATCAAACTTGATTACCCTATATTCTTGCGCCAAATTCATTTCAAAACAATTCATAAGATAATCAACGTCAACAGTTACGCACGCGGATTCTTCTTCGTTTGTTGATGTATTCTGAGTATCAGTTGATGTTTCATCAATAAATTCTGTTGATTTTATAACCTCTTTTGTCGTTGTATCAGTGTCTCCAGGTGGTGTACCGCTTCCTGTTGCCGCATATAATGTATTTCTAAGCAATCGTTCTTTAATTGAAGAGGACACACCTAGGCCACAACCAGGCGCAAAATACCATCCTTCCATATCCGGGCAAAGCCCATCTCCTATAAACGTGCAGCTTATGGAATATTTGTCAATAAAATTATTAATTAAATCTGACGCAGCACCATCTGCCCATTTTTTTATTTTTTTGAAAGCGAACATGGATAGAACACCTCCTCCAAGCGTCATAAACAGGCGCATGAAAAAGCCCAATACACCAAAGAAAATTCTAATAATGCCAGCAATGATACGATTGATAAATGCAACAATCTTTATAAACAACTTTACAAATATGCAAAGAACTGTAAACATGAACGGAAGCTTGATTCTAAGGTTGTTGTAAGGCATCGGATTGTTCCCGCCATAATAGTTGCAAGCCTTAATACCGGAGAACCTTTCATTCTTCCATCTCTTTGACTTCTGGAAACGCGGGATGTATGACTTGACTGTATATACACCGTTCCAGAAGAGGTCTCTATATGAATCCTCCTCAGTGTAAGTACCAAAATTATAGTCAACCTTATTGTCGTCTATTCTTGGATTATTCGGAATAAGATATTTTGCTCTGTAATAACTCTGGGAACTGTTCTCCATATCCGTAAGGGATGCACGGAAACGAACCCTGGTCCTTGTTGGAATACCTTTTTCCGGGTCGTCAGTGGGGACCATATTTCCATACTCGTCAGTCATCATGTAGTCAAGGTTCATTGGTATCTGATAACACCATACACCATTTCCGTCAATCAACTGATTTCCCTTGATACTAAATTCTTCCACATTGCCAGCTGGGGTTTTGCGAATCATTTCAATCGTACCTTCGCCTGCTGTAAGTTCATCCATTGCGCCCATCTGGTTGGTAGGGACGCACTTCTTGCCGACACCGTTTGAAGCATTGTCGGATATAGCACTTCCCATGAATACACAAGTCGGCTCAAACTTAAAGGAAATCTCAATATCTGCCCTGGTGATTCCTATTTCATCACCATTGTCTTCGTTTCCCCAGAAGGGTTTTACATATACCGGCTGATTTTGACTGAATATTTGCGAAAGCCCATCAATGTTCTCGTCCTTCTTGAATTGATTAGGACTATCAAACTGCTCAATGGTGTAACCCTTGTAAACGAAGTCCCTCGGTCTCTGAGAAAGGATACCGCAGTCAGAGAGGTCAAGGTCCATATGGAGGGTCTGCATACCAGTAGGAACACCGCATATGAGATAATCACCGGCAGCGTTTGTTCTGGTCGTATATACATAATATTTGTCAAAAACTTCAAGTAAGGAATCGTTTTCAAGAAGAAAAGTCTTGTGTGGGAACGTACCTACCGCCTTATGACAATCTTTCACTGATTCATCCGGCAAAAGATTGTATCGTATATCCTTATCGTTTTTTGCTGAGGTTGAGGTGTATGGATAAAGATTCCACATTTTCATATCTGAATTTTGTTCATCCGCCTCAATGAAGATACTTATCTTGGCATTCGGAACACCAAAATTGCCATTAGCGAGAACACGGCCAACAATAACCCCATAATCTGAGTTATGGAGCTTATAGACATCCTTGTCACTTATCTTCAGTGAAAGAATTTCAAGGCTGTCATAGTCCTGGTCAAGATGTACGTCAAGAAAACTGTCAGCCTCACGGCCAACGGTTGTCCTTATCCTATATGATTTGTTGTTGCTTCCCATTTCTTACTGTATGTATAAAACCTAAAAACTTTTTCATGCTAAGCAATCCATTCTTTGAAAATATTGAAAAACCAATGATAAACAATATCATGAATGGAATAAGCGGCAAAAGCATTATGTAAATTAAAAGTGTAATCGCCGCGTCCTTTTTGTTTATTGACATTCGCGGTTTATCGGTGTTTGCCTTCCCGTTCACCGAGTAATATTTATGTATTTTCTCTATCTCTTGATTTACTTTACACGCACAAGCCATTACTTTGCCTCCTTAGGGAATACCCTGATATCCTTTTCGGGCCACTTGATTTCAAGCATCGTATCCCCATCACTATAAATTATACCGTCAGATGCTTCAAGGTCGATTCTATATCTTCCTGGGACCTTCTCTTCCTGTTGTCTGTTGCAATCGCCAGCCATGTACAATTCCTGGTTTGTCTGGGTTGAACTGTATCCGTCGCAAGTTTCATTATAAACCCTAAGGTCAATAAGATTCGCAACACCGTCAAGTTTTGATATCTCCTTCTTAAGGTCACCAACATAAAGGTCATCTCCCATGTTTCTCTTGTTGATGTCAAAGTAATCACGAACCTTTGCAATAATGAGGGATACAACATCGCTCATATTATAGTTCTTATCAACATGTACATCAACCTCAACAGAAAGATTTATAATGCGACCCGGCTTTATTTCAACAAAGTCATTAATCATCCTGTACTCGGTCAAATAGTTCTGGATGTTCTCTGTAAGAAGTGAAGGTAACGCCGCATCAAGCTTCTGCTGGTAGTCAATTCCAAGCAAATAAAGCATAATCTTGTTGTTATCCTCAGCACAGCCAACCCTGAAAGGGGTGCCGTATTTTGGCGGCATCATAAGAACGCGGTCAATATAATCCTTGGTGGTTACGCATCTATTCTGGGCCCCCTTATTGTATTTGATAAGGTATTTCATCTCCTGAACGGTTGGCATATCTTTACCTGAGACAGAAGGTGTTGTGTTTATGACCCTAATTGAATTCCTGACAGCCGCCTTTGTCGCTTCGTTGGCTTTTGCGCCCATGGGGAAATTTGTTAAAAGTTTTGATATTGAGGATATTGCGCCCTGAGCCACATTGCTTGCACTTCCTCCTCCGACTCTATAAAGAATGAATATTGTGGTTCCGGGATTTGGAAGTTCACCAAGAGAATTATTTCGTATTGTCCTGGTAATGAGATGTTTACTAAGCGATGACATATTATCTATATTCGGATATTGTGCGCTCTTTACACCAGCACCGAAAATCACCTTCATGTAACCATTATCTGTGTATTCTGTAATGAACTTATGGCTCACCGGCTTCCACTCACCCTTAGTTACCTGACAAGTAGGATAAACAGTATTATTGCTTGAATTGAAATATCCGTAAGCATGAATTACGGGACAGTTCTCATCATTAAGGGTTTCTCCCCACCTTAATTGCTCTGCAAGACTGTCAACTTCAAAGAAACGAATCAAGCCCGGACAATTTTTTTCCTCACTCGCCTCATTTACAATTTCTTTTGGAGAATAAAATTCACCGTAGCTTGGATAGGAAGTCAAGGTATCGCCGTCCTTCATGAGGATGCTCTCAACATTCATAACACCTTCAACTGGGATTATGATTTCCATGAATGGTCTGATGTCGCTGCTCTTGATTGACTTCTTGAATATCCTTGTCTCTCCGGCGGTTACAACAGCAAGTTTCGTAATATTGTACTTGGTTATGTTCCCGTTTGCATCAAGAACAGGTTCAATTGTGCGGTCGCTACGCATAAATTCATCATATTGTTCAGAGAAGTTAATGTCATACATGACTTCAAACATCTGACTGCTTGAATTGACCATTGTACCTCTCTTGATGATTGGAAGATACTCCTTTGCATAAGTGTCACCGGCAACTGGAACTTGGCAAGTGAAACGAACCTCAGCCATAGCCCCCTTAGGTCCGGGCACTTTAACGCCGTTATTTCTTGCAATGTTCATGACTGAGCTTGGCTCCTGTGCACTATCAATATTTGTTTCCTGATATACCCTGTCAATATGATATGAAAGATTATCAGCAACATCGGCATTGATATCAATCAGCCAAGAGCCAACTGATGCATCGCCGTATTCCGTTGCCATATCAGGATAATACTTCCTTGAGAAGTCTTTCAATGCATTTTTGTAGTCGTCAAATGTTCTATTAAGGTATGATATTCCCTTTTCCATATGATTTGTTCTTTTTTTTCTTCTAAGTCTTATACTCTAATTGCCGCTGTTTGTTCAACCTCCTGCAAGCCTTTCTTAATTGTATAATGTATAATCACGATTTTTCCGTTATCACTGTTTTCATCGTTGTATATTGAAATATCTTTGAAAGATACGTCCGGTACATACTTATAAACTTGCTGCGTTATATCGTTACGAAGCCTCTCAAATGTAGTTTCATCGGCTGGTTCAAAAAGATATTTGATAAGGTCGGTGCCAAAATCCGGATTGCGAAGCCTTTGTCCCTTTGGAGTAAAGATAACGTGTAAAAGTCTGCTTTTCAGTGACTCTTCCTTTGTCATATTGAGGTCCATGTAGAGCTCGTCGT